GCACCTTTTAAACTTATTGTCAAGTCTGAAGCGTCGCCCGCTGTCGCAAGAGATATATTAGAAGCACCTACGCCGTCGATTGAAAATGCCCCTGTAGTATCAACAGTTATGCCACCTGTGCCAGCATTTATATCGATTCCACCTGCTACATCAGAAGCAGTAATACCTATTGCAGTAGCAGAAGCCTCTGAACCATCTATTGCAACAGAACCGCCTACGCTTGATAGTGTCAAATCTATACCAGCTCCTGTTACAGTTACATTAGAAGCTCCTGTGCCGTCTATCGATATGACTCCACCGTCTAATGTAATTTCTCCATCTGAACCACCGCCAACACCATTTCCTGCAACTATCTCAATAGTTCCACCATCACCAGCAGTGTTTGCGTCTGAACCAGCTATATATATGCCTCCACCATCGCCTGATGTTCCAAAACCGCCTTCGATACTAACACCACCCGCAGTACCAGTTACCGAACCGCCATCACCACCGCTAATACTAACCTCACCACCTGCACCGTTTACATCGGCAGAACCACCAACTAAACCAACGGTTCCAGCAACTCCATCATTAATTGCAGTGCCTCCAGCAATAGATATTTGACCTCCGTTATGGTCTGTTAAACCATCTGCACTACCAGCAAAAACATGAACATTCCCGCCATCGCCCTCTGTGCCATCGCCACCATACACATAAGCATAACCGCCAGTGCCAGAAGTAGCACCGCCAACACCAGCTTCTATTGTAATTGCTCCACCGTTACCAGTCGCCCCACCAGCCCCTGCATTCATTGTAAATGCTCCACCTTTGCCAGTGCCTAAACCTTTGCCAGCGGTAATATCTATATCACCACCCGCAGTATCAGCAGTAGTCTGATCGGCAATATCCATCGCTATGTCTTGTCCCGCACCAACATTTAAGTCGAATGCTCCTGTAGTATCAACCGCTATACCACCTGTGCCAGCATTTATATCGATACCACCTGCAGTATCTGAAGCAGTGATTCCTATTGCAGTCGCAGAAGCCTCTGAACCATCTATTGCAACAGAACCGCCTACGCTTGATAGTGTTAAATCTGCGCCAGCTCCTGTTACTGTTACATTAGAAGCTCCTGTGCCGTCTATTGATACGGTAGTTCCATCTATTGCAATACCAGCTGTAGAATTTACATCTAATGAACCTACTGTTAAATCAGTCTCACCATCAGATGAAATCGCTATCAAACCAGCACCAGCTCCAGCGTTACTCGAAGCTATCGTTAATGTCTTATCTCCTGCGTCTGTTGCTGTCATTGTTAGATTTGAATCATCATAACTATCTATCGATACGCCACCAGCTGAAGAATCTATCGTAATAGCTCCTCCTGCGTCTATGTCTATTATCCCTGAAGTCGCACCAGCATTTATATCAATTCCACCTGCTACATCAGAAGCTGTAATACCTATCGCAGACGCAGAAGCTTCTGAACCATCTATTGCAACAGAACCGCCTACGCTTGATAGTGTCAAATCTGCACCAGCTCCTGTTACGGTTACATTAGAAGCTCCTGTGCCATCTATAGATATGCCAACACCATCAAGTGTTAATGCTCCACCTGAATTTACATCTACTATTAAAGCATTAACCTCTACTTCAGCTGAAGCATTATTGCCTACAGTAATAGTTCTTGCTGAAGCTCCAGTGCCAATATTAATATTCTGAACTACTGCGTCTGCTCCAACGGAAATAACTCCTGCTGAAGAGTCTATCGTAACACCAGAAGCACCATCTAAGTTTAAACCGCCCGCAGAAGCACTCAACCCGATAGCGTCGGCTCCTGTGCCTGTTGAACTCAATAGTATACTCGAATTGGTTGCACCTGTTAAACTTATTGTCAAGTCTGAAGCGTCGCCCGCTGTCGCAAGAGATATATTAGAAGCACCTACGCCGTCGATTGAAAATGCCCCTGTAGTATCAACAGTTATGCCACCTGTGCCAGCGTTTATATCGATTCCTCCCGCAGTATCAGAAGCGGTGATTCCTACTGCAGACGCTATAGCTTCTGCACCATTTATCGCAACAGAACCAGCTGAACTAAATAAACTCAAGTCCTGATTTGCGTCTGTTACACCTATAGACGAATCAGTATCTGCAGTAATCGAAAAATACGATCCTGCGTCTATTTCTACAGAAGTAGACGCCTGAAGATCTACACTTAAAACTGATGTAGTAAAAACTTTAGCACCACCTGTTAAGGAAACATCACCCTGAAACTCATTGTCGCCTGTCCAAGTGTTATCACTTGCTAATAATGCACTTGAAGCAGAAGTTATTTCATCATCTACATACTTTTTATTCGATACCTGATAATTAGTAGTAGGTGCAGAACTTGGTGTTACAGGAAAACTTGAAAAAGTCTTAATTCCTGCAACAGTTTGATTTCCTGTCTTCATTACTATTCCAGCACTGTCCTGATCGGACGAAACAAATTTACTGTTATCTCCGATTAAAACATTACCAGCTGTGTAATCTATACTTGCTACATCATCGACTAATAATCCAAATTCTAATGCTGTTTCACCAGAATTAACCTGCAGTAATGCACCACCACTTCCAGTGTAAGCAGAAGGTGTGTCAGTTAAAGCCAGAAACGAAGTTACAGTCGAAATAGTTGCTAACATTAAAGCATAAGTAACTAAGTCTTCATTCTGAACTCCACCTGCCCAAGCTGTGTAAGCAGTTTTTATCTGCACTCTATTCAGAAAATGTGTAGAATCACTATCTACAATAGCCATATTTATCCTCCTTTATAATTCGTTGTATTGATCATATCCCCAAGTGGTCATATAAAACACAGAATCACTCTCATCTGAATCTTGACTTATGTAGCCCAATAGATACCTCATCATAGATTCTTGACATGTTGAAGAATATTCTACATCTTCTCTCTTTTTTGCTAATGCTACCGCACCATTTACTAACATATTTTTCCAATGTTCTGGTAGCTTTGGCTCGTCATAGAGATTAACTAATAAAGTAGGTGAATTGCTATAATACTTTATACTATAAGAATAACTTTGGTCTGGCAAAGGTGTTACATTTACCATGTCTCTGTTATCCGTAAGTTTTATAACATCTGTTGCTACTTGTGTAGCTATTATTCTATCTACTGTTAAAGTAGATATTCCTCCACCTGTGGACATATTAGTTATAAATGCTGTTTTGTATCTTGTTAAATTAGTTAATTTGTAATCACGATAGTAGTTAGTTTCTGTGCTTGGCATACTTGCAATATTGTAACCCACAGAAGATGTGGTTGCGTATGCACATGCACCTAATGATACGGTATTAAAATTCTTGCCTATGTGGTAATACCATTCAGGATAACCAGAATTACTATTAAATGGTGTAAGCTGATCTACTTTTCTTTGATGTTCTTTTAACATTATACTACCATTACTGCCTATTCTTGTAATTGATATTTTATTACTACAATCGTATGGTAGAAATAATGTTTGACAAGATACATTGTCTCCACTATCATAAGCATTAATTAATGCAGGAGAAAAATAAATACTACCACCACTTATGTTTGACACAACTACTGTATCAAAATTACTTCCATCGTTTATGCAAATATAACTACCTATGTGGAATCCAGCAGAAGAAGTAACAGATATATTAGTACCGCCAATAGACGCAGAACTCGATAAAGTAGTAAACGGGTTAGTAACTAATCTTTCTCGTTGTCTGAAATTCCAAGCGTGGTAATTATATATATATTCAATGATTTCATTGAACCACGATGTAGCTTCAGTAGTAGAAAAAGAACCAGCAGTTCTACTTTCACGAATTTTTATGTAAAATGCGTCTAATAGCTCATCTAATGTCATTTATCTCTCCTGTCTCTATTTTCAGGAAGTTTATCATTACATTTATTGCATACGATAAGCTTAGGATTACATTCATCTCGATTCATTTCATCTATATGATAAATGATTCCACATCTATCGCATGCTCGTGCTTTCATTCCAGATTCATCATCCATGATTATCTCCAATAAATTAATGCAGAAGCACCTGTGCCTGACAATACCGCATATATACCAGTTCCAGCTATGACGGACATATCATTCTTAAACGATGTTCCTGCAACTGCGGATGCTTTACCAATAACAGTGCCACTACCAGCTGTGTTATCGTAAATAGTTAAAACTGCAGTATCGCTACCAGCAGTCAACTGATAACCTCCTAATCCACTTTTTCCAGCAAAAACAGCGACACTTCCCGTTGTTATATTTAATACTTGATAAATCATTATGCACCCTCGTTTCCGTAAGTTCCTCTCCAATCAGTCCAACCATGCGAGAATCTAACAACTACCATGTGAATTTGATCTCCTGTAAGATCATCTGTTTTGCTACTATAGAAAGGCTCCATTCTCATGTAAAATTTATTCGCTAATAAACTCTTGCTCGACAAACAATGATAACCAGTCGTGCTTGATAAGAAAGGAGACTCCAATATTTCTAAATTATCTGATTGTAGAGTATTCTTGTCGTTGTCTGATGTTCCAGCTCTTTTAGATGAATTTATGATTATATCAGCTGTATCATATAATTCAGGAGGCACTAACAATGTTTTTAACACATAACCCATAGGCATGCCTTCTGGTGATAGTGTTCTTTTTAAGTTTAACCTCGCCGCTTTTATGGATGTTTCAGACAAAGCCGTTGGTGTCGAAGTATTCGAAGCAGTTAAACCAGTCCTTTGTATAGGGTGAGAAGCATTATACAAAGAATACCCGTCTGCTGTGGTAGTGGTAGTATATCCACCATCATAATCGCCCCCCATCGAATATTCGTATGTTAACATTAACATGTGATTCAGTCGTTGTGTATAAGATTTTCTGTCCAAAACTGCAAACATATCATCTTGGACTGCCTCCATAGTTACCCTAAAGTATGCAGAGTAAGTCGTATGAGTATAAGTCTTCTTATCGCCGTCAGTTAGCGAATCTTGCTGTGGTGTTAATCCCTCGTATTTAGGCAGTAATAGCCCGCCACCTATTAGCATGCCGTCTTTTTCGTAAGCATGTTTACTTGTGGTTCTATGATATGTTTTATCTAATATCATGCCATGTTCAGTTTTATTGAAATTTTTCAATCCTATTTCAATAAGCGAGTTTAGTGTTTTGTCTAAACTGTTTTGCATGGTTGACCTTGTTTCCATTATTCCATCCTCCTATTAATTTTGATTTTAGCCATTAATCATGCTGTCGAGAAAAGATACGACTACTAATCCATATCTATCTCCTAACGCAACAGGAACCTTCAACCCTGTGCTTGTTTCCCAAAAGAAGGGACTTTCCTTAACTCCAGTTAATGTTGAAGTCATTGCAACAGGTATTGAAACAATCTCAACCATTTTATTACTTGTATCATTTTTGTTGACATAAAAATTATGCCCAACAAGGCTAATACCGTATTGTGTTCCAATGTCAGTCTGTGCAGTTACTGCCAATGTAACATTAGCACTATGATACATTTGCATTAAAAAGTGGTTCCCTTTTAAGGCATAAGCGTCCACTTTTGAACCAGCTGTGCCAGTCGCATTGTGCTTGAATATACAACAAACTTTACTTGTTTCTGCATTGGCACCTTCAATGACAACGCCTGAAGATAACTTGCCAATACCGCCCCTCGTGAATGCTTGCGATGTTCCCTCTATGCCCACATAGGGAATCATGAAGCCTTTGTCATCCCACTTTTCTATTGGTTTCAATGCTAAAATTGACATTTCCCATCCTCCTAATCATTTAATATATTAGATAAATTTTCAGTCAATTGATCAATAGAACCGATAGATTCCATATTTCTATTGATACCTTGTATTTTTTCTTGTAGTCCGTCGCTACGAGATATGTTGACATTGAAATCATTATATCGTTTCATGCCATTATATACTGATTTATATGACTTGGCACGATTATATTCTCTGCGTGCATCCATCAACCTCTTAGGACATCTACAAAGAACAAGTTCACCCTGATTTAAATATTTTATCTCTTCGTTTTTTCTTTTGAATCCACTACTTTGAACATTGGGATCTGTATCGATCTCCATATATTCTGGTATTTTATCAGGCTTACACCAAGCGTAACCCCATTCTGCTCGTCTGTCTATGCCATCTTTAAAATGTAATTCCAATATATCGGAAATCTCGTCAGAAATAATAATTATATCTTCTTCTGGTATATTCTTATTAATATTTAAATATACGCCGTTAATGTTTTTTATAACATTTTCTTGTTTTTCTATTTTTTTGCCACATCTATGACAAAAAATAGCTTTATCTTCTATTGTCTCGAAACATCTATCACACCTCATTATACTTAACCTCCCTTCTTCTGGTTTGTCTGTCCCATACTTCTTTAGGGATACCATATTTCTTCATTAAATTCTTGTCAATATCGCTGTAATTATCCATGCTCTTACTACTACTTTTAGGAATAAAAGGAATGTTTGGTTTAGTGTTAACATTTGAAGGTTGTGGTTGAGATTGAGATTGAGATTGAGATTGGTTTAACATCTGAATATAATATAATCTCGACATTTTTTTTGCTTCTTCTCTTGTCATATCAATATTGTTTAGTTCTGCATCTCTCAATATATCTCCAACATATTGATATTCTTTTTTTGTCCCGACTTGAAATATGTCTGATAAATCATCATATCTCTTTTGAAGCAACTCGTATTTATTCTCAAATGCTTTTTTATTGCTTTCTCCCATCATGTAAATAGTGTTGGCAATAGCACCAGCTAAATTTTTAAATTGTTGATTATTGTTTTCATCCACAAACGGTTCTAAATGTTTGTGGAGATATTCGCTCGCAACTGAAATGAATTGATTGTAATCGAAATCATCTTGAGGCTGTTCGTATTTTTGACTCAAGATATTCCCGATTAAATCATATCTTTCTGGTGCAGGTGCAGGTGTTTCTACTTCTTCTGATATGTCTTCTTCTGATTCGATTTCTTCTTGCAATTTTTCTTCATCATCATCAATTAACACCTCTTCATTTTCTTTAAGCTCTTCGTTACTCATTATCTTCCGTCCTCTCATTTAACATTTCTTCAAAATTTATTACACTCGAACATATGTTCATTTTTGCAACTAATAACATACGCTGTGCTAAATCTTGTTGATTGTTTTCAATATGATTAAAAATATCTAATTTACAAGATTCAATATATTCGTATAATCGTTTTTTTAATAATTTCCAAACTCTATTATTTTTAAACTCCCATACCTCATTTTCACTAATACATTTATTTTCATCCATAATTTAATATCATTCCGTTTCTTATTATTTTTTTTAAATATTTTATTGCTGTCGCATTGCCTGCTGTTGCATTTGCATTTGTTCTTGCATTGCTTGTTCTTGTATTGCCTGTTGAACCTGCTGTAAAGGTATTACAAACGATTCAGCTGATGGTATTCTGAATCTTTCTAATATGAATCTAAGCAGTTTTTCTTGGTCTGCTCCTTTATGATCTACAAGCAATTGGAATATTTGTAATGCAGTTTCTCTTCTATATGCCTCGAACGATCTGTTTGCGTCAACATTTATCTTATAATCATAATCACCACAAATGTTTTCAACTCTTATAGTTACATATCGTCTGTCGCTCATATACTTATTTACTGCTACAACATAATCACTACCAAATTTCCTTGTCATTCTAATAAAATTTCGTGCAATCGGCACTAATAAATCATTAGCTAAGCTACGAAAAGTTAAGTCGAACCTGTTGCTCGCTCTTTCTTCTTTCATCTGTGCTTCTGTTGCAGTCATACTACTACCAGATTCAGAAATACCACGAATCAATTCAGTCGAACCAGAAACATTTCTCATATCATTCTTGATAATCTGCTCATCTCTTAAATTAGCTTGAGTAGTATCTGGAAAAACAAGCTGTTTTATTACATCCGATGGATTACCATGAATGCCGACCCATTTACCAGCCCTGTTTTCCATGTTCTTTTCTGGTTTTAATACTCTTGTAGTGTCAAACAATGTCATTGAATTGCAAGTCAAATCTCTTTGATCATACATCTGATTTCTATTAAGATTCAACTCTTCTTGTAAATCTGATATTAATTCACATACACCAATGCCATAAAATAGAAATGGGTCATCAATATATTTTCCCATTATGAACGGGAGTTCATTATAAATATTTTCATCTACTCTCGCAATTATGCGATTGTCGATTAGATGAACTATAATATCTTTTGTAAAGTAAATCAATACTTCTATTTGTTTGTTTTCTCTGTTAGGAGGATCATCAATACCTAATCCCATTACTTCTTCATCATCTATATTAAAAACTTCACCATTTAAATCATATACACCATCTTTTTCAAGATCCATTATCATGAATGGTGAAAGCACCTTTCTTAAAATTATATATCTTGCGTCATTAATTTCTATTGCATTTGGATCGATAAAAAAATCATAAACATTTACAGGCTCGATATTTGGAATACCTTCTTCTATCTCAATCAAGCCATAGGGACTCAATCTTTCGACTAACCTTGTATCCCATTTATACATAACAATACCAGTGCCATACATTATGGCTTGTTTATAAACTGGTATAAGTTTTCTTAATACATTGCTTATATCGAACTGATATTCCAGTAAATTTTGAACGCTTAAAGCATTTTCATCAAAATCAGGATGTCTTGCCATAATAGTAATTATCGGTTCTTTGGTATCCATTAGTGGCATGATATGTTGTGGAACTATTGTTTCAATTGTTGCATTTGTTTCTGGAACAAATATCTTATTTCTGGTTTTTATTCTTTTCTTGTTGTGAATACCTTTGTAGTAATCGTGATACTTGCTCCAATCACTATCAAATTGATTACGCCAACTACAAGAATTTGCGTAATCACGCTGTATCGATTTAATTAAATCATCTTGTCCTGCCTTCGATTGTTCCAAATCCTCTTGTTTCATTTCTTTTACTCCTCATATACCAATCATTTTCGTATTCGTATGGTATTGTTTGATAATATCTTATATTTTCATTAGCTAAGTATTCTAAGCAATTCATTAAATGATCGTTTTTCTTTTGTGGCTTGTCTCTTGGATCTTTGGTATATACATCAGTTTTAAGTTCTTCCCATCTATAGTGTTTTATTTCATAAATAAAATTATGTAAATTTTTAAATACTCGCAACTTAGGACATTTATCATTTTCATCTGTTTTTAACCATGATGTAATCCTACTTATACCAGAAACACTATTATTTACAGACGGTATAAATCCGATACCATATCTTGCAAATTCGCTTGTAACACTTGATTGTATAATGCTACTTCTATTTCCAGCGGACGGATCTATGTATCTTGCGAATATCTTTTCACTCACCTCTGATGCCATTATGAAATCGACATGATCTTTAACTACTCGTTCTCTTTGATAGTATTCCCTATACAAGAACATCATGCCATTTTCAGAAATTGCACACCACAATCCCGCACTTGGGTTTCTTATGCCAACATCGAACGCCATAAATTTCGTCCAATGTTTAGGTATTTCGAAAGGATCAACTAAATGACATTCATTGAAATCAGGATATATGATTTGTCCACTTTTGGAGAAGAAGTCAATCTCGTATTCCTTATCCCAATCCAAATTAGAAATACCCTCTCTGGCTTTATCTACCCATATTTTACCTTCTGTTGTGTTAGGATTTTTTTCTGGGTCTGCACTATAATGAACCCAAATAACATACCATTTGTTGTTATTTTGTCTAACCCAAATGCCATTATTTATTTGTTTCGTATTTCTTATTAAATTTCCATCAAACATTGTCAATCTCTTTATCATTTACTAAAAGTTCAAAAAATGACGGGTTAGCTGAACTTACACATGTAATCTTGCCTCCACCGACAATAGCTGGCTTACATGCTGTAATAGTATCTCTTGCTTCTGGCATGAATGCCATTTCATCTATGAATACACCGCTTGCCGTATATGATCGTAACTGATCGCCACCTTGCGGTATAGCTTTTATTCTGCTATTCATGGTCGGTATTTCTAATTCGCAATATTTGTATTTAAATTTTGGTTTCAACCAGTTAGGAAAATTTTCTATTATGGTTAAACACCTTAAGAGTAATTCGTCTGCGTCTTTTTCTTTTTTTGATTGAAAAAAGACCAGCCGTCCTCTTTTAAACATCACATCCCAGAGGTAGAGACTGATTATAAGCCATGTAATCATCATTTGTCTTGACTTTGGAATTAACAATAAATTATGTGTTTCCCAAGCATTGATAATATCTATCAAATAGCTTTTTAATGGGAAACTTTTATACGGATTAATATCATCGTGTTCGTCTTTAGTCATCACCCAATTAAATAACCAATGCCGAACATCACGACGGCATTTTTCCATCTCTAATATTTGCATACCTTTGTCTTCAAATATTGATTTCATTATTTTGCTCTTCTAAGAATTTTACTCTACTTTTATATATTTCATCGAACTTTTCGCCATCCAATGAACTTAAATCACCAAATTTGATATTTAAAGTATCATCTAATCCACAAAATGCTTGATGATATAATTTGATAGCAGGAACATCACCGCTATTAATACACTTGTCAAGTAACGCTCTATTAACTTTAGGTTGAACTCGACGCATTCTCATTTTTATATTATCATTGACTTCTTTCCAAAAGTCATTGTCTTTCAATATTTCTTTTATTTGAGATACACCAACATCTAAATCGTCTGCTATTTCATCATCATCCATATCGCAATATTCGCTGGAAGACATTCTTATAACTAAATCATCTTTTAATCCCATAACTGCACCTCCATCATTAATTTATTTTAACAATTTTTATAATACCTTTCTAATTTTTTCTTTAATTTTAATTTAACTTTGTAAAGCCTATTATATATCGATGTTTTGTTTATTAATATCTGGTATTTTGTATAAATATATTTTATTATGCTATCCCAAAATATGGTATTCCCTATCATTTTATTGATTAACCATAGATCGAAAATATCATGTGTTATATCAGAACAACCTGATAATACTTCATTGATAATATTTATAATATTGCTATCTATAATATCTAATTGTATATCTGTGTTACCTACATTATTTAATAGATAATAGCTATTATTTTTCATTATATTCTTTATTTTATTGTATAATATTTTCATCTCGTTATTACAATATAACATTAAATTATATTCTAAGTCATGAGATTTGTTTATTACTTTGTCAGGATCAAACCAAAGGTAACATTTCCACATACCTAATAAACCAGCTTGTATAAAATCATCAATATAAAAAAAGCCAACAATCCTACAGTATTTGTTAGCTTTGAATCTAATCAAATTTAAATATTTATTATATATTTCTTCAAATTGTATTTTTTGCACATCCTTCCTTCAAGATGGAAACTGCCTCCAATGGTAATCACGATACACATCATCATGATTCTTGTTATCGTTATAACTTTGTTTTGATTTACCCCAACCCTTGAAGAAAAACGGTATAATATTTTCAAATTCACAATGTATAATTTCATCAAAAATGAGATCGACCCACTCTTTTTTCATCGGTCTTGCTCCACTTCCATTCTCACCGCCAACGATCACCCAATCAATATTCTGAAGATTGAGATTTCTTATTTCGCCAAGCAACGGTTCGAACGAAACAAATCGCTTCTTTATAATTGATTTATTAATTTTTTTCAACTCTTCGATTCGCCATGCCGTATCTTGGTTTTCGACGGATACACCAAGCCAGATATTACAAAGAATATGATTATTATGTTTCTCGTATTTTTGAAAAATGTCCACCGCCCGCACTGGTCGTTTCGTTAGTAATTGGAAAGCAGTCTTTTCTTTATGAAATACAGAAGACACAACTGAAATATATTGAATATTGTCCAAAATTTCAAAAATCTGCTCATCTGAAAAATCGTCGTGAAACAGATCGCCCATACTGCCGACGAATACTTTGTCATATTTCCATATCTTGCGATCGATCAAACATTCAGGATGGAAAGTCGGCTTGAATCCATTACGATATTTTTCAGCAGTTTTTGGATTTTTCTGTAATCGCTTTGCCCTTTTTCGTGCATAACAATTATCGCAACCAGCCGATACAGGAGAACAACCCGTGATCGGGTTCCATGTATAATCAGTCCATTCAATATTTTTCATAATTTACCCCTTTCACTTCGTGTAAATTCATATTTACTCAATTATTCGCTGAATGACACTTATTATAAATAAAAGACATGTCGTGCCAACTAAAATATATATTACATACATTATACCATTTTTTATGACCGCATCACTTAATATTGCTACGATTATCAAATAATACATTACCTTAAATACATCAATAAATCTAATCATTTTACTTCATCTCCTTTCAATATGTTTCAATACTTTTTTCCTGTAATCATGTTTTCCTAATGCATCATCAATGAATTCATTGCTAATTATATGCAAACCTCGTATCACATAAGTTTTCCTTATATCCAAACAAACTTTTTCCACTTCAGCAAAACTGCTACCTTCGAGTCTTTCTAAAATATTTTGAATATCAATATTTATATCATTATATATCAAAGGATAAAGAAACTTCTTTATAAGAACTTCAATTTGCTTTTTTTCAGGTAGCTCGAATCTAACTACTTCATCAAACCTTTTCCAAATCTTAGAATCTAATGCCTGCTCAAAATTAGTAGCAAAAATTACTAATGATCTTCGATTAAAACTACCAATTACTTGAAAAAATGAATTAACAATGGTTTTTATTATATCATTCATTGTTAACCTATTACTTGAATGTATAATAGAATCATCATCGAAAAGTATCACACATTGATTCTCTTTAGCACGGTTAAAAACTTCTCCTATATTCGACATCTTTTCACCGAGTAAAGAACCAACTACTGAATCAAAACGAACATATAACAAAGGCAAAGCAAGTTCTGAAGCGATAGCTTCAGCAGTTACAGTTTTCCCACAACCAGAATGACCGCAAAATAAAATTCGTTTCGTTGGAGTTAGATTGTTCGATTCAAGAATTTCCCAATCCCTAAACTCGCTCATTATCCTATTTACATATTTTTTATTTGTTTCAGACAAAATAATATCTTTAAGATATTTAGCCATTTATATTCCTCCCTTTCATGATCTATTATTATATTAACATTAATCATTATGCAACATCCTGATAAATAACGAGAATTTTTTATATATTTTCCTCTTAAATATATTATTTATTATTAAACTTTTATTCGGCTTTACTATCATTTTCATTTCATACAAACCATTTGATTCTACTATCTGTATTAAACCAATGTTATTCTTTTTAACATCATTTATAAACTTTTCAGATATATTCTTCTTGTTTGTAGCTATAATAGAATAATGGGAATACATAGAATTAGATTCTGCTTGCAATAATGCCTTTTTTAAGTCTTTTAACTTTGCCTCCACTGTAATTAAAATTTTTGAATACGGTTCTAATAAAACAATATCTATTTCTTTTGGCAGAATTCTAACGCTAATTTTAACTATAAAACCCATATTGGAAAATTGGTTTGACAAAAACTCTACAAGGTCTTTTTCAGATTTCATATTTGTTTAACCTCTGTTAATATCTATTATTATATTAACATATAATTAAATATTTTACTTGCGATAATTGGAAATTAAATCATAAAAATTGAATAATTGTCAATACCTAAAATGGTGAAAAAATTTTAGAGGGGGGCTAAAGTAAAGTAAAGTAAAGTAATATCGGCTTATAGGGGGGGGTGCGACTTACTCCTGTTGTTACACTAACTCTAATGTTTACATGTTTGTATGTTTGTATATACTTAGATCGCCAAATACATGTTTGATGATCCAACTCAGGAAACCCGCATGAGTACTGGAAAAGAACGATCGCCTGCCGATCGTATTCGGGTATTCGTCAAATCAAGCAGTATCAGTGTTTCGGTGCTATACTTGCTCATATCTCTTCTGTATTGAATCAGAATCGTTCTGGAGTAACATAACTACTCTTGAACGATCCTGATTTAACCTGTGGCTCCTACGCAAGCGTGAGAGGGTATATATGATGTCCGAAGTGATGTGTTTTTTCTTGAAAAGCCGAAAAAAAAATAACCCTGCTTAGACGGCAGGGTTAAGGTGCTAAATTCTATTCTTCCTCAAGCAATTTTAGCAATTCGCTTTTTCTTCTCTCAATATCTTTCATCTCTCTATAACACAGGCAGTATTTGTCGCCAAGAGTATGCAATTCATACTCAATTTCTTCACGCTTTGTCATCTTATTTTGCCTCCTCCCTTCATATTTTTTTCCAATTCCAGTAATTCAGGATAATTTGTTGGAATTTCAAATATTCCTAATTTTCGTAATTTTTTTAATCTCTCTAATACCATTTGTTTTTTCTCTTTTTCCCA